CGTCCGTCGACCCTCTGAGTCGCCATGAAGCCTATCTGTCCGTTCGCGGCGTAGAGCTCGTTGAGCCGCTTGAAGATTCGGTTCTGCCTGTCGGCTATCCAGTAATACGACAGGTCGCCTAAAGCGACAGCCTTTGCGCCGGCTTCTATGGCGGGCATTGATGGCGAGGTAACAAGACGGCAGTCGAGGATTTTATCGGGCGTACCGCCGACGAGAGAAGGCTGCCATAAATAATTTCCGGTTGAATCCTTAAGCTTGCGGATAACCTTGACGGTCGAGTCGTTCATCAGCCATGTCGCGTTTTTGCGGTAAGGCTTTTTGAGCGAATAGTAGAGATCGATGATTTCATCGGCCGTGGGCGCTGCACCCGCTGTGGTAACGCCGAGCTGCGCACCTCCCGTGGCGTTGAGAATGCCCGTGGGTTTGGACGAGCCGTTGCCGCCGATAAAAGCTGATTCCTCTTTTGAGCCGATACGCTTTGCGAACTGCCTTGAGATAAACGACTCAAGGTTGAAGGCGGAGTCGTTTAGAAGCTCCTCTGATACCTTTATCATGGTGGCAAGCTTGTGCGCGCCAAGCGACATTTGTCCGAACGCATCGTCGCTGTCGGTTATCAGTCCCTCCTCCTCAATCCACGCGGCTTCGCCCGTCGCTGAGACAAGCGGTATTTTCCTGTCGCCGTTCGAGGTCTTGATGACGGTCGCAAGGGCGCGGAAGGTGTTCTCCTCAGTGAGTGCCTCAATGAGCGTGCTTTCAAACTCGTCGGGCACGAGGTAGCCGCCCTCGGAATCCGTGCCGATTTGCAGGGCGTTTCTGACGGAGGACGGAACCTCCGCCGAGCGCATGGCGTTCCAGAAGGATGAAGCGTACTCTCTGCTTGCCTTGCCCGTTTTTTCCTCCGGCTTCGGTGATTCCGGCTTATGTGTAATTGGGGCATTGACTGGCTGTGAAAGCTCGCGGTCAAGCGCGTCCTGCCTTTCAAGGCGTGAAAGCTGGTCGCCGATTTTTACGATGTCGGCCTCCATCGCGTCATAGGTCTGAGCGTCCTCCGCCGAGAGTGTGCCGTTTTTATCCTCGTGAGCGTCGAGAAACGCCTTCGCGTCCTCCCATATTTTCGCGCGCTTCTGTCTGAGTTCGAGTATTTTGTCCATTGTGTTTCCCCCTTAAACTTTCAATAAATTAAGCCGCTTTCTGAGCTGTTCCGCGGGAACAGACGAAGGCGGCTTTTCGGTTGATGTTCTGTTTTCGGACGCCGGAGGTACGGCTTCTGAGGTTATTTTGTTCAGGAACGCATTTGCCGCGGCTCTTGCGGAAAAAGCGAAGGCAAAGCTGTCACCCGCGGCTTCGCCTGCATACAGAATGCCGTCCGCAAAGCCCAGCTCGACAGCCTTGTTCGCGTTCATCCAGGTTTCGCTGTCCATGAGGTGACTTATTTTTGCCCTTGACAGGTTTGTTTTCAACGCATAGGCATTAATGATGGACTCCTTGACCTCGCCGAGCATCGCGATAGCTTTCTGCATATCCTCCGCATCGCCGAAAGCTATCGTGAGCGGGTTGTGAATAAAGATGCACGATGTTGGCGACATCAGAACCTCCGTGCCAGCCATGGCGATAACACTTGCGGCGCTTGCCGCGATGCCGTCTATCTTGACGGTGACGTTGCCCTTGTACTCCATCAACATGGTATAAATCTGGCTAGCTGCGAAAACGTCGCCGCCGGGGCTGTTTAAAAAGAGTACGATATCCCCCTCGCCCGAAAACAGCTCCTCGCGGAACAGCTTCGGCGTCACGTCGTCGTCATACCAGCTTTCCTCCGCTATGGCACCGTTGATGTGCAGCTCGCGGACAGGGCTTTCCTCCTGTTCGTTTTTAACCCAGTTCCAAAAGCGCCTGTTGTCTTTATTCATTTTCTGCCTCCTCGTTTGATGTGTATTTCTCCGACCAGTCCCCGGCACGAGCAAGATCTACAAAATTCCCGTTGCATAAATATCTGTTCCCTCCAAGCTCTTCGGGGATGAGGTTCAAATCCTCGAGCTCGCGTATATCGTTGGCGGACATCCAGCCGTTCTGTCTTGCCACAGCGTAGCCGTTCATGCGGCTCTGATAATCACCGCGCAGGAGCCCGTCCACGTTGAACTTTGCAAAGAGCGCTTTCTTTTCTTCCAAAGATAGAAGAGAGCGGCAGATATTCTGTTCCCAGCGGACCACCCATGGGTCAAGCGTGTACTTGACGAATTCCAGCGACTGCTGTTCAATGTTTGAAAAGCTCGACTTCTCCAAGTCGCCGACCATATGCGGAGGTACACGGAATATTCGCGCTATTTCGTCAATCTGAAACTTGCGCGTTTCAAGGAACTGCGCCTGCTCGGGGCTGATACCAATTGGCTGATACTTGATGCCCTCCTCAAGCACGGCGATTCTGTGCGCGTTGCCGCTGCCCTGATAAACGGCGTTCCAGCTTTCGCGCAGGCGCTCCGGGTCCTTTACGACAGACGGGTGTTCAAGCACGCCGCCGGGTGCCGCGCCGTTGGCAAAGAATTTCGCCCCAAATTCCTCGCAGGCCGCCGCCACGCCGATTGCGTTCTTCGCCATGGCTATCGGAGAGTATCCGACAAGCCCGTCGAAGCCGAGACCCGGAATGTGCAGAACATCGGACGGCCGGAGGTACACCTGAGAAGTGGTGCCGAGCGTCGGGGAGTCCTCCTGCGTCTGGCGGTAAAGGTAATACAGGTTCCCGTGCTCGTCACGGTCGACAGTCATTTTGTCCGGCATCAGCGGATAGAGCGCCAAGACCTCGCCCTTGCCGTTTCGGATAATCTGCGCATAGGCGTTGCCCCATAAAAGAAGATGCCCCATCAGCGTTTCACGAAACGCGAATGAGGTCATCTCTGGGTTCGGCTCGTCATGCAGCAAACGGTACAGCGGGTGTTCGATTGCTTTAACCTTGCCGCCGGAATCGTCATAACGGTAAAGGTGCAGAGGAAGTCCGGCAATCGCTTCCGACAGAATCCTGACACAGGCGTAAACCGCCGTTATCTGCATGGCCGTCCGTTCGTTGACGGGCTTGCCGCTTGTCGTCGGACCGAAATAGAAGCTGTACTGACTGCCGTTGAGGCTGTCCTGCACGGGCTTGTCACGCGAGCGGAAGCTCAGTTTGTGTTTGGATATATTAATCACTTCCTTTAAAGTAGTGACATTGTATTGACATTTTGCGGTTTTTCGGGTATACTATTGACAAAGGAGGCGAAAATCATGTCAGAAAACTATTCGGTTGCATCCGCTCCCAAAACCGCAACCTTTCAGATGCGGATTAATCCCGAAATCAAAAGCCGTGCCGAAGATATTTTTGCTCACAGCGGGCTTACGCTTACGGACGCCATCAATGTTTTTATTCAGCAGTCTTTGAATGTCGAAGGCATGCCCTTGCTGGTGACGCAAAACAGCAGAGAAGCCCTGCGGGAGCAGGCGATTGCGCTTTTGATGACGGAGCTCAAGAAGGGCGATGACTCTGTCAAAACTGAAAAGGACTGGATTTCGGAGGAAGATATTCTTGCCGAATTCGGCACTGACGTATGAAGATAAGATACACACCGAGCGCGCAGGCGGATTTGAGAGAAATCCGCGTCTACATATCCGACGTGCTGAATAATCCGACGGCGGCAAAGAATGTTACGGATAAAATTATCCGCAGCTGTCATTTGCTTGGCGGTCAGCCGAACATGGGCGCAAGTCTGCAAAGCAAAACGGGAAGGGAAACAGACCTGCGCTTTCTTGTCTGCGGCAATCACATTGTATTTTACAAGGCTGATGACGACAGTATATCCGTTGTGCGGATTTTGGACGGCAGAACCGATTATATGAAATATCTGTTCACCGATTGAAATTCTGCTCAGAGCACGAGCAGGCCCCTGCCGTCATAGACCGATGCGCCGGTCGAGCCCGTGTTCAGCACCGCCCTGCCCAGCGCCATAATAGTCGCTACCGCGCCATCGATTTTCTCGGTGCTCTTTTCTTTGTCGGGCTTGATGTTGCCCGCGGGGTCGGTTCGGATGAAAATGTTGTCCATCATCCAGCGGAGGACGGGGTGACCACCGTGCATAAGCTCCCGTCCGAGGACGAGCCGCATGAGCTCGTTGGTCGGCGGCGACATGTCACGGAATCCCTGCCCGAAAGGCACGACGGTGAAGCCGATGCCCTCCAGATTCTGAACCATCTGCGCCGCTCCCCAGCGGTCGAAGGCTATTTCTCTGATGTTATATTTTTCTCCGAGCTGTTCGATGAATTTCTCGATGAAGCCGTAGTGGAGCACGTTGCCTTCGGTGGTGTTGAGAAAGCCCTGCTTCACCCAAACGTCATACGGCACATGGTCGCGCCGGACGCGCAGGTCGACGTTTTCCTCGGGTATCCAAAAATAGGGGAGTAGGATGTATTTTTCATTGTCTGTCCTCGGCGGAAAGACAAGCACGAAAGCGGTGATGTCCGTTGTGCTGGAGAGGTCAAGCCCGCCGTAACACTCCCTGCCGGCAAGTTCGTCCGGAACGACTGCGTCAGCGCAGGCGTCCCACTTCTCCATCGGCATCCAGCGGACGGACTG